GTCGGAACTATGTGTATGGGTCTGACCGTGAAAAGTATGACGCCTGGGAAGAAATCATAGACGAGATTGAAAATATGCCCGCCGCCAACGTTGCGGAGGTGAGGCATGGGAGATGGAATCCAGAAATATGCGAAAGTATAAGTAAAAGGAACCGTCTGATTGAGTATAAAGTATATTCGTGTTCTTTGTGTGGCAGAAGTAATGGGCGCATTAAGAAAAAGTACTGCCCAAACTGCGGCGCTTTGATGAAGGAGGACGAGCATGAGGTTGATTGATGTTGATAATTTAGATTTCACTTTTGATAGGCGTTGCTTTTCAGAAGGTGATACTCAGTATGCACGCGGAGTTGATGATGCTATTGAGGTTATAAACAATGCCCCCACCATCTCCGCCGTGCCTGTGGTCAGGTGCCTGGAGTGCGTGAGTAGAGGTGACAGTTCAAACTTTCCGGCCATGATATATTGCAAGAGACTTTATTGTTATAAATCACCAGAGGGCTACTGCGACGAGGGACAGCGAAAGGAGGCCGACCATGACTAAGTGCTGCGCCACCTGCGCCTGGAAGGAGGAGACCAACATGGACAAGCAGAAGCCCCTGAGCGATTGGACGCTGGGAGAAGTTAAAGAACACTGTAAGGAACAACGAGACACCCCAGCGAGATGTACGGGATGTAAAATGCAAAAGTATTGTGATCAATATTTCGGAAGGCAAGGAGACGCAGCTGCCCCTAAATACTGGGACTTAACCGAGTCACCCCGTTGGACGGAGCAGGAGGTGGAGATGGTGAAGAACCTGCTTGAAGTGGTTGGCCCCGCAGAATTAAGAAAAGTTGCCGATATGGTAACAATGAAAGTTGACGGGAAGATCATCTATCTTCGCAAAGACGCATTCCCATCGCTGAAAAATGAGATGGTCGTTACACTTTACGAGATCATCGGAGGTGCGAAATGAACGAAGTTATGATTACCAACAAATGGGTCCATGAAGATGACCAGCAGGCCAAAGCCGACGCGGGGAAGCCTCGTCCTACTCTGGTTCCTGTGTCTCTGATCGAGGCTGTGACGGCGGTCCGCATGTACGGGAACGAAAAGTATCACGACCCGGAGAATTGGCGGCAGGTGGAGCCGCAGCGATATCAGGATGCTTTGTACCGGCACTGGCTGTCCTATCTCAAGGGGGAGCAATTCGATCCGGAAAGCGGCCTGCCTCACCTGTGGCATCTGGCCTGCAATGCGGCGTTTTTGATTGAGATGGAGGAAAAACATAAATGACGATTGGTGGATGGATCATTTTTACAGTTATTGCTGGATGCTTAATTATTGGGGCGATCTTTGGGGCAATTGTGTGTGAAAGCACTGCTGCGAGAATTACGATTCCCGTTCTTTGTGTGGTAGCGACTATTGGCCTGTTTGTAGGAATGCTGTGGTATTTTGGAAACACTGCAAGTGGACAACGGGCTATGGTAAACCAGCAGAGCGATTTAGGGAATGGGCTTGACCGCATTGTCCGGGTATACACAGCCGATGGGGACATCATTGCGGAGTTTGAGGGGAAAATTGACATAGAGGGAAACGATGGCGGCTATGTATTGTTCGACTATGAAGGAAAGCGATATACATACTACAACTGCTTTGTTGAGAGCATAGCAGAGATCGGGGGATAAAATGAGAGATATCCTTTTCAAAGCCAAGAGGCTGGATAATGGAGAGTGGATTTCCGGAAGTCTGGTGTGCTTTGCAGGCGGTGAACGCGCAATCTTGCCAAGTGATAGCAAGGCGTTTTTCTCAAAAAACAAAGGATTCATTTGCTGCGATACCTGCCAGGATGTAGACCCCTCCACGGTCTGCCAGTACATAAACGTTGATACACGAGAAGAGTGCTGCACAGGCTTTGAATCCCACAAGATATTTACGGGTGATATGCTGGGCGAATGGGGAGAGGACGAGGACGGTAACGAGTGTATTTGTATTCTCGGTATCGTGACCTATTGGGAGAGCGAAGGGCGCTATGTGTTGACAGACAAAGATGGACTGTGCAACGACTGGACGCTGGAGGATGAGGCACAACCTGTAAACTGGCCGAAGCTCATTCACTGCGGCTCCATCCACGACGGGGAGGGCGGACAGCATGAGTAAAAAAGTCAATCCCCGCAGACAGCCAGCATCAAAGGCAGATGTAAAACGGGCCGAGCTTCGTGGACGGGATGATGGCATCAAATTCGCAAGCGCTCTGTTTTTGATGGCCCTGCGCGATAAGGAGGGCTTTGATCTGGAAGCTCTGCAAAAGGTATGGAAAGAGGTTGGAGACTTGGCGGACAGCATTGCGGAAGGCTATTGCAGCATCGAGGATTTACATACCGTCCTGGAGTCTGAAGCAGGCGCCAGAATTGTGGGAGGGATAGCCACATGACCGAATGGTGTCTTGCCCATCCGTGGATGACCTTTTTCTTGCTGACTTTTGCTCTGCTCGTCATCGACGAAATAGTATGCGCGATTGCTAATGCCATTGCAAGCAAGAACAGAGACAAGCATGAGGAGGGATAGCGATTGACCAGTCAAGGAATAGAAGCCTTCCTCTCCTATCTACGAGAAACCGAGAAACGTTACCACATGGCAGAATTGGACGAGCAGGAAGCAAATGACGAGACACAGGACATCCTACATAGCTTGGAGCTTCAAGATCATGACTATCACGACTTTGCTCGTCTATCAAAGGAGCTGAGAGGAGTCCGTCAGAAAAGACGGGCTGCAAAGGACACTATGAGTGAGACGGCTCCGGTTCTTGACTGGATAGACGCAAATCGCTCAACGATCAAAAGCCTTGAGCGGTTGCTAGGAGATGTGCGGAAATCTGAGAAGAACACCGAGAATCGAATTTATACGCCAAAGGTGAGGAGGGATAGCCCTTGAATGAGTTCCCGGATAGGCTGAGGAGGCTGAGGGAGAAAGAGGGAATACAGCCATGTGTTCTTGCAGAGCTCTGCGGAATCAGCAAAAACTCAATCTTGAGGTATGAACGAGATGGGGTGATTCCGGAAGTGCCGTCTGCGGTAATTCCCTTGTAAGGGATTCACTAAGAATAGAATATGCGAAAATGGGAGTGTGGGGGCGTATCTCTGCACTCCCACTCCTTTTCCCCTCTGCCCGGGGGTTCACCTCCGCCTCCGGGCCTCCTATGCCTTTGTAGCTCAGTAGGTAGAGCGGCCCAGGGATATGGGTGATTGAAGCGTCGCCGGTTCGAGTCCGGTCAAGGGCAAATTTATACCCTAAGTGGGGATCGAAATTGCTCTACAATACCCGTTTTTGCTTGTGGAAAACCCGGTAAGTATTGCTGCGCAAAGGATTCTGGGTGGGGATCGGAAAATATATTTTATGCCTCTCCTCGCCGCATGAGGCGGGCGGTGGCACCAACAGTGCGCCGGAGTATGCCGGGGTGTATTCACCAGAGAAACGATTTAGATACTCGGTAGCGGCACCGGGCGCTGTACCATTGAGCGGTGCTGGAACAGGTAGACAGTAAACAAGGCAACGAGGACGGACAAACGTGCTGCCACCTTGCTGACGAGTAAGGCCGTCTCTCCGATCGTAGTTGCGCCATGTGAGGTGCAAATCCTCACCCGCTCAAACAATATACGGGTGTAGCTCAATGGAGAGCGCCGGTCTCCAAAACCGGAGGTTGGGGGAACAGAGCCTTCCACCCGTGCCAGGGCGCAAGTCCTTACAGAATTTCTTGGCGAAAGGCAAGTGAGAAAAGCCGAAAAACTCACAGCTCCCCCGCAAAGGGGGATATGCCGCCCCGCAGTTGCACGAGACGGGGGCGGGACTAATGGGAGGAAACGCATGGCGGGGTAATCTCCCGCCGTCTCTCGAAAAATGGTTGAATACCGGGGATAGGCCGACGGGCCAAAAAGGGAGGTGCCACCTTACTCCTCTTCCCTGGGTCAACATAAATGGTGGAAACGAAAATTCAGAAAGGCGGTATATCCATGAACGACTTGATGATTTTTAACAACCCTGAGTTTGGGGAGATTCGTACTGTGGGATTGGACGGGGAGCCATTGCTGGTTGGTAAGGATGTGGCATTAGCACTGGGTTACACGAACCCACAAAAGGCAATCCGTGACCACGTTGATGATGAGGATAAGACGGTGAACGAAACGTTCAGCGTCAACGGGACACCGATTGTACTTATCAACGAGAGCGGCCTGTATTCCCTCGTCCTTTCCAGCAAGCTTCCCGGGGCCAAGAAGTTCAAGCGCTGGGTGACGAGTGAGGTATTACCCAGCATTCGCAAGCACGGGGCTTACATGACCTCGGACACGATCGATAAGATGATAAACTCTCCGGAGTTTGGCATCAAACTGCTTACTGCGCTGAGAGACGAACAGGATAAGAGAAAGGCGCTGGAGACAGAGCTGGATAGGAGCAAGGAATGGTATTCCATCAAACGAGTAGCACATCTGAATGGAGTATCATATAAGGTTTTTGACTGGCGGAAGCTCAAACTCGAAAGCCAACGACAGGGATATGGAGTTAAAAAGATTTTCGATGCCAATTATGGCGAAGTCAATACTTACCACGTGAACGTGTGGGAAAAAGTTTACCCCAATATGGAACTATAAGAATAGTTGACAGGAAGGTGGTGTTATGGCTGCACG